CCTTGCTTAATTGAAATTGTATATTCAATTGTAGTAAATGATGAAATTGCTACTGTATCAACAGTTGTTGCGGTATTAGCAGAAATTATAGAAGAATTTCCACCCTTAATAGATCCATCTGGAGTAATAGAAACCATTGCTGTTCCGCTTGAATTCTGCCATTCTTGAATACTTGCAGTTTGTGAGGGATGTGCACGAAGCAACAATCTCATTTCTGCAGCGCCGCCACTAACATTATGCATTGTTGCGTTTAAATAATTTCCATTTCCTACATAAACTTGATTTGCATAAACTGTTTTATCTAAAAAGACAGCATTTCCATTATTATCTACTCTGGAAAGCACAGTACCAGCACTATCTTGCCATTCAGTTAAGTTGGCGGTCTGAGAGGCAACACCTTTTATGACTAAACCAATAACTGATGTTGCTCCAGTTCCTACTGTAAGAGAACCAAGCAGTGAGGTCTCTCTAATAACTACCTGACCATAGGTTGAATCAATTTTTGTATACGAACCACCTCCAACAAAAAGTGAACCATCTGCAAGTATTTTTGATTTTACAACACTAGAAGCATTTTGCCACTCTTGAAGATTTGCAGTTTGGGAGGCAATTCCTTTAATAATAAGATTTTGTTTAGTTGTTGAATTGGTATTGATAATAAGTGGATCTGATGAAGTAAATGAGCCTGTTGATTGTACCCAGTTAAATGTTTTATCTGTATCACCTTTTATTGTAATTCCCGCTCCATCGGCGGTGGTATCAGTAGGTGTAGCAACATCAGCAATAATTATATTTTTATCTTCTATAACAAGATTAGTAGAATTAAGATTTGTAGTGGTTCCGTTTACAGTTAAATTGCCAGAAAGTGTTAGGTCTACGGCTGTTATTGAGCCAGATGCATCAACTTTAGCAAGCGTGTTAGCACTTGAATCTACCCACCTAGTTAAATCTCCTGTTTGAGAGGCAAAACCTTGAACAACAAAAGGAATATGATTTGCTGCCCATCCCTTAACTCCTAAATAATTAACTCCAACGATATTGCCGCTAGCGGTTCCAAAAAAACCTCCAGCAATGCCACGTAGGGCAAAATCTGCCCCAATACTTACTGCAAGGTTCCCGCTTTGATCTCGCCATTCTTGTAAATTTCCAGATTGTCCAGTTGCTGCTCTTACTATAAGGTTTGCTACAGATTGATTTGTTTGACCAAATACTGTTAATGCGGTTTGTCCAGAATTACCTGGATACATGGCCATACTTCCACCATTAAAGCTAATATTAGAGTTTACAGTTAATGCCCCATCATTGCCTATGGCAAATCTTACTGTTCCGTCTGGTCTTTTAACTTCAAGTAAGTTTGAGCCTGTAGCAAGGGTGTTAGCTAGAATTGTTAATGGAACGGTAGAGGTAGTTGGCTGCGTAATTGTAACTGCGCCATTGGCATCTAGACCATTTTTTACTTTAAAATTTTTATCGCTCATATTGGTTCACATTTCCCCATAATAGATAACTTAATTATAACATTGTTTTAATTAGTTTAACTGTGGCATTTGTAGTAGCCGCATCTGTAATTGTTACTTGAAGTATGCTATTTGTGCTAGATACTGATGCTGTTACTAGGATTCCTGTGATTCCTCCCCCCATTTCCATAATTCCGTATTCTGTAGAGTCTATTGAAGTTCCGTCGGTGTGGACAAGAACCTTTGAGCTTCTAACCTTTGAACCTTGCTTAATTGAAATTGTATATTCAATTGTAGTAAATGATGAAAGTGCAACTGTGTCAACAGTTGTGGCAGTATTAGCAGAAATTGTAGAAGATTCATTTCCTGATCTTGCTATTGTTGTAATTGCTCCACCAGCTCCACGATAAACTAGGGAGCCAGAGCTTACATAAAGAATACCACCACCTGTTGGGTTTGAACTTGGCACAGTTGTCGCATTAGAAATACCAAGTACCTTTGAGCCACCGCCTAGGCTGTCGGTTGCAGAAAATAATTGAATATTTCCAGAGCCTGGAAAATTCATTGTGTAATTTCCGTCTGAAACCCCTTGGAATCTATACACAGACAAGTTATCTCCAGCAATTCTAATACTACTATTTGTGTTTATAAATCCATCATAACGAACATATGCTTGAGCATTACCAGCAGAATCTTTCCATTCGGTTAGATTTGCTGTTTGTGAGGTTACGCCTTTAACTGTAAGAGGAACAACTGCTGCTCCGCCTGCAGTTGCTTGCATTAAATATGAAGAATAAATTCCTGGTGCATAAAAACTTCCACCGCTATCAATTGCAGTGCCAGCATATCCAGCTGAGTTTTGCCACTCTTGAAGATTGGCAGTTTGTGAAACGGCACCTTTAATTATTGATACAGTATTCCCTGCACCATTTGATGTTACTTGAAATACTGAAGTTGGAGATGGTGTTTGAACGCCAACATAATTCCCATTAATAGTTAATGCCTCGCTAGGGGCGTTTGGTGCAGTAAAACTAAATCTCGGAGTACCGTTGCTATCTGAACGAAATGCAAAGTTTCCTGGTGTCCATGTGGACGCTCTGTCTGTTACGGAAATAATTGCAGTGTTTAGGTTACCTGAAAAACCAACTGGTCTAATAGTTACAGTTCCTGTTGCAGATATTTGTGCAACTGAAACTGCATCAGAGTTCTGCCATTCCTGTAGGTTGGCGGTTTGGGAGGTGAAGCCTTTGACGGTTACACCTACAGATGTAGCGGAACCTAGATTAACAATAAGTCTACCGCTTGAATTTTGAAGTGCGCTTGAAGCAGAACCCCAAACAAAGGTTCCGTCTGCTTGAACTCTAGAAAGTACGCTACCATTAGAGTCTTGCCATTGTTGAAGATTAGCAGTTTGGGATGCTGCTCCCCTTATAGTCAATCCTTTATTTGCTGCACCAGCAGTATTTATTAAAAGCCCGCCAGTGTCTGAATTTGTATTTAGTGTTGCACTTCCAATTACTGTGCTTCCTACTTGAGAGGCATAAACATATGTTGAAACAAATGCTGAAGATTGAATTGGTTCTGATGATGTAAATCTTCCAGTTGATTGTACCCAGTTAAATGTTTTATCAGTAGCACCTTTTATTGTAATTCCCGCTCCGTCTGCGGTAGTGTCAGTAGGTGTTGCAACATCTGCAATAATTATATTTTTGTCTTCTATTACAAGATTAACAGAGTTAAGATTTGTTGTTGTTCCATTAACTGTTAAATTGCCAGAAAGTGTAAGGTCTGCTGCAGTTATATTTCCATCTTTATCAACTTTAGAAAGCACAGCACCGCTTGAATCTTGCCATTCTTGTAGATTGGCAGTTTGTCCAGATGCACCTTTGACGATTAAGCCCTGAGAATTTGCGCCAGTGCCAGTTGAAATTATTTCTACAACAGGTGTGATAGTAAAGTTTGAATTTGAAAAGGATGCTTTATAGGTGCTATTTAGTCGCCCAAAAGCACTAATACTAGCCAGCACAATTCCACTACTATTCTGCCACTCTTGAAGGTTGGCTGTTTGGGAGGCTGCGCCTTTAAGAATTGCAATAGGCGCACCAGCCGTAAAAGAAGTTACATTAAATGTTCCAGTATAGGAACTGTCGTTAATGCCAACTCTTGCTGATGCTAACAAACGACCACTAGAGCCAACACTCAGCAACACAGTACCAGCACTGTCCTGCCATTCCTGCAGGTTGGCAGTTTGTGAGGCAATAGCTTTTACAATTAATCCTACTTTAGATATAGAATTATTTGTTAATATGCCAGAAGTTGCATATAAATCTTTCCATCTTTGTCCAGATGAACCTAAGTCTGAGGTTGCATCATTTGCTGGTCTCCATCTTCCTGCAGAATTTGCTGGAGCAAATAGCCCATCAAAGTAGGGGGAGAAAGATAAATCGTTCCCGTTAGAAATTATTCTATTAAATCCTGATGTTGATGTTCCAGATATTAATACAGAATTTGAATTTGCTATAAAATTAAGTGAGCCATCTGACTTTATATAAGATAGAGCAGTTCCTGAACTATCTTGCCATTCAGTTAAATTAGATGTTTGTGACGCTGTAGCTTTTGCATAAAATGTTGGATTAGTAGAGCCAGTTCCTGAAACTCCCAGCGCTGATCGTGATGCTGTTCCCGACCACATAAATGCTTGTGTATCTATTGGAGGTTCTTGATTTATTCTAATTCCAAAGTTACCACGTAATGTTGCATCTTTATCAACATACATATAAATATTATTATCAGCTCTGCGTAAATACAAAAGATCATCTGTATTTCCCGTTTTTCCTTGAGCATAAATTCTTCCATTTGGCCCTATGCCTGCAAGAGCTGTGCCTGCAGAATCTTGCCACTGTTGCAGGTCAGCGATTTGGCTTGCTGCGCCTTTGATTACAATTCCAATACGACTTGCAACTGCTGGATATACTTCAAATTGTGCAAGAGCATTCCAGGTAGCACTACCTACGCTAGCGGTTGAGCCAACATTCAAGCCACCGCTTCCAAAAACCATTCTACGGGAGCCCGAGCCTTGGTTAATGTCGAGAGCATTTCCGCTTGCACCTGCAGTATTTTCATACACATAAAGTTGTCCGTTGGCGCTTAGTGACCCCAATACAGTTCCACTACTATTCTGCCATTCTTGCAAGTTTGCGGTTTGAGTAGAGTTTCCCTTAATGGTTAAGCCAATTATATTTTGGTTATTAACAATGTCCATAGTGTTAGATCCACCATAGTTACCCTGAACTCTTAAGCCACCTTGAGCCCAGGTACTTCCAGCAAGCGTTGCTCCACCAGTTGATATAATTTTTGCCAATACAGTTCCAGAACTATTCTGCCATTGTTGTAAATCTGCGGTTTGTGATGCTGCACCTCTTACGACTATTGGAGTTACTGATGCACTAAATGTAGTCGCATTAAAATATCCAAGAGTTCCAGTATTCATAAGTCCGCCTGAATATAATGTTGAAACAACTGCCCTAGATGCAGTCATTCCACCTACTGAATCCCACCAAGTTGTTGGTTGACCTAATGAATTTTGAATTTCCATTACAGACGATGTTTGTCCTGAAACTGCTTTAATAATTAAACCTGTATGTGCTTTATTTTGAGTTGAAATACTTATTGAAGCGGAAGGAAAAAAGTAACCTGTACCAACTGTTACAGTATCATTTGTTGTATTTGCAACAGTAAAGGAATAAGAAGATCCAGCAGTAACAGTATCAATTGCTGTAACTTGATATGTACCATTATATCCTGATGGTGTTATTCCAAAAACTGTGACATATTCGCCAATCGAGATAGTTTGTTCAGTAGCAGAAAATGTATAGGTTGCGGTAGTTGAGGTAAATGAAACAGATGTAATTGCTTGAGAAACAGCAGATGCGGTAATAGGTGTTGTAGATCTAATAAATAATTGACCAATAGGGTTACTTCCGCTAAGTACTGCGCCAGTGCTGCTTTGCAACTCAGTTAAATTCTTAGTCTGTCCAGATACCGCTTTAACTACTATACCTTTAAGGTCTGATTCATTTAAAATATTTAAATTAGCGCCTAAATCTTGGTTGCCTCTAAATATTCTTCCTCCAGTTATATAAAAATCTCCAAATTGATTAACTCTTGCTAACGTTGTTCCGCTATTATTTTGCCACTCTTGAAGAGATGTATTTTGAGAGGCAGCGCCTCTTATTGCAAGTCCAACTAAGGATGGATCTAAATTAGATATACTTGCAGAATATAGGCCATCTAACGTTGAGCCAACTCTGATATATGGAAATCTTCCTACACCAGTCGCATCAACCTTAGCCAACACAGTTCCAGAACTGTTTTGCCACTCCTGTAGATTGGCAGTTTGAGAGGCAAAGCCTCTTAACACTAAACCAATTGTTGAAGCGTTTGCGGTAATTGCACTTAATTGTCCCAGATATCCAAGTGCTTGAGTATTTGCAGATATTTTACCATAGTAAGCGTTTATATTGTTTGTTACACCTAAATTTGAAAAAGTCGCAAGACCAGCGTTGCTTATAGAAGATACTACACCACCAGCACTGTTTTGCCATTCTTGAAGATTAGCGGTTTGTGAGGCTACACCTTTGACAGTGAGAGTCACATTTGTTGTGACATTTGTTGTAAACCGTGGGCCCGTAGACAACATATTTAACTGTGCGTTGTTGAAAGAAGTAATAGCATAGATATTTGAAATTCTAAAATCACCAGTAGATGTTAGGCTTGCGTTAATTGCACCAGTACTGTCTTGCCATTCTTGAAGGCTAGCAGTCTGAGATACTGCACCTTTAACAAGTATTCCAATTTGAGCAGCAGTTGTATATGCATTTATTGCTGCAGTTGTAGAGCCAGAACCAGAACGAATTCCATTGAATACGGCATTTCCACCTGAACCAACAAGCGCTTTTACGGTACCAGTGTTGTCTTGCCATTCTTGTAAATTTGCGGTTTGTGAAGTTGAGCCTTTAATAACAAGCGGAACTGTAGAGCTAGTAGACTGTAGTGTATTAGTATTTTTCCACGTAGATGTAGATGAATCATACGCAAGGATGTTTCCATTTAGTAGTGAAGATATTTCTACATTGTGTAACTCTTGTAATTCAAATCCATTTTGAATCTTTACATACATTGATCCTGTATTTGCTTGTCCGCCTCTAATTACTATACCTAAAAATACTAAATGTGCTGGAGCGGAAGGTTTATTTAACAAGCCATATATTTTTGCTCCGTTTACGCCTAACCATACTGGATCTCCGTCTACCGCTCCAGTTGTATCAATTCCTTCAAGTATTCCTTCAGAGATTACCTGCCCGTTGCTATTATTAGAAATAGCAGATGTTGTAAGCCCCATTGTTTTTGAAGAAGTGGATTCTGATGCGTTTGAAGCAGCAGATATAAGCATCTTTCCAGATGAGCCTTCTGATCCACTAACATAAACAGGAGTGGCTTTTACAAAATTAGAACCTGATTGATTTCTTACATCTTGATAAATAGATTTTGCTCCTGAAACTGCAGAGGTTACAAGAGATTCAAGTTGAGCAATTTTATAATCATGAGATGTTGTAATTGCAGAATTGTTTGCACCAACTTTAGCTTCAAGCGCTTCAATTGCATCGTTAGCATTTGAATGTTGGTCTGCGTGAGAAGGACTATTTATTGGGCTAGCAGAAGTAGGGTTTGTAAAGTTATCTAAAGAGCCAGGATAATTAATTGCCATTACGGAGTACCTCCATCAATGACAGGATCCATAGGGTATGTTATATTTCCTACAGAATAAATTGCTCCATCATATGTATGAAGGTGATCTGCTAATCCTGATATAGGAGTCCAAGATAAGCCATCATATACTCTAAGTTCATCTACCGCAGTATTATAATAAATATCTCCACGACGTGCATTTGCTGGGTCCGTAGATAATTCTACTGCATTAAGAGGGACTAATCTTTTTACAGACATTTACTGCCCCCTTATCCTACAATTACTACCGTGTATGCTCCAGCTGCTGGTGCGACTGTGAATCCTAATGTTACAACAGAAGTTGAAGTTCTTACGACATCACATTCTACTGTATCAAAAGTTGAAGTATCATAAACTTGAACTGAAACATCCCGTGCACCTAAATTGTGCGTAACAGGGACTTGGGTTAAAGTTCCATTTCCTATTGTTGCTGAATATTTTCTTGTTACTGCGTGATAATTAGTTCCATCATTTGTTGCTGTCCATTGATCTGTAGACTCATTCCATAGTAGGGAAACGTTAGCAGATGTTCCACGCTCTACTTCAAGTCCTGCATTTTGAGATGGTGCGCCAACTTCATTATTATTTAAAACAATAATGTTGTCGTTTAATGTTGTTGTTTCTGTATTTACAGCAGTTACTGTTCCGTTAACTGTTAAGTTTCCACCAACAGTCAAACTATTTGTAATAGTTACATCATCTGGTAATCCAATTGTAACTGTTGTTCCCTCTCCAGAAGTTGGACTTACAGTTACTTCGTTTGTAGTTCCTTGAATATTTGCTACATAGTCGCCTGTTGTCTGAGTACCAAGGTCTACGTTTTTAATAGATACTGCGCCAGAGGCTACGTTAAAATCTGCAGTTGCAAAGGATGAAACACCTTTAGTTGTTGTTGTAGCATCTTTTGCAGAAATAGTAATTGTATTATTTGTTACAGCTGTATCAATTACTAAATCTCCCGTTACAGTTAATGTATCTGTAAGTAAGTTTACTGTATCTGTGCCAGTTTCTCCTGCAATTGAAAGGGCTGTCGCAAGTGCTACTGTGCCAGCTGCGGTTAAGCGACCTTGTGCATCAACTGTAAAAGTTGGAATTGCTGTTGATGATCCGTATGAGCCAGCTGTTACCGCTGTATCATTTAATTTAATTGATAAAGTTCCTGCTGGATCATTATATGTTGCTGTTAAACCTGTTCCGCCAGAAATTAATGCGCCTACTATGTCTTGAACAGCTTCTGTAGAAGAATTCATTGCTACCCATGGACCGTCTGGTGAAGTTAATCCATTGTTGTAGAACATTGTGTTGTTCGCTGTGTTGTAATAAATTTGACCAGTTACTGCTCCAGATGGTGCTGAAGGTAGTCCTTGGATTCTAGCGTTCTGAAGCTCATTCTTGTTAAGATTGATATCAGTTACAAATAATCTTGCCATTTTCTATTCTCCTTTAGGATAGGTAAGCTATCCCACCAAATGGTTGAGCCATTGTTAGTGTTATTTTATTAATACTATTATAGTCTATGCCTGTCTCTACGATATCTCCTGCGCTGTTTTTAATAGTTACATTTGGGTAATATCCCATATTATGAACTATTTCAAGAGACCAATATGATACCTGGTCAATAACCTGCCCGATTGAGAATGAATATGTAAAAGTGCTTGTAGTTAAAAGAAAACTTGTTGATCCAACCCATGTCGAATCTGTTGGTTTTGGACCATAGAATCTTGTTGTTGCTTTGTCGTAATAAAAATCTCCTTCAAGTCCTAAATTTTCTGAAGGGACCCCATTGCCATTTAATATTGATTTTCCTCTAGGTCCTTGAGGGCCAGGGGAAAGAATATTTACATTATTTACAGTTTCTTGAACTATTACAGAATTTACTTCTTCATTGACTACTATTATTTCGGACATTAAATAGTCACACTCCTACTAAGCGTCATATATCCCTCTAGTAATTTTATCTTATTGGCATTTGAGTCAGTGACCATAATGTCATAAGACGATTTGGGATAGAAAAGCTTGCTTGTTTGTGTGGGAGTCATCTTTATAGTAAGCTTGCCATTAGTAGGGTCAATTACAATTCCACCGCTTGGTGATGTCAAAGAGAATGCTAATTTGGTTCCGCCTTTTTGATCACGGACTTGCATTTTAGCTGTTGCTCCTGTTAAGTCAATAGGTAATCCATTACTGTCTTTATATTCAACAATAAATGAAAAAGTGGCATTTTGATCCACTTCGAAATTCTTTTGTCCTGCCATTTGCTAGTACTCCTAAATAGGAAAACTCCTATGCTTATTTTAGCACAGGAGCATCCCTAATTCGTTATTAAATTTTACTTAGGTGCCTTGAAACCAAACTCTTGGTTACTTGGGCTTAGAGCCTTTAGGATTACTGGTGCTACTGCTGCCACTCCACCTAGAAGAAGGTCTCTTGGATTTGTATTGCCAGTCATATATAGAGCAATTGCTGCTGAAAGAAATGCACGTGCATATGTTCCAAGCGCTGCTAAAATTTGTTCTGTCATTGTTACCTTTCCGTCTTTGTTTAAATCCGCTTTATCGAATTTAGCCATTTTATCATCTCCATTTTGGGCGGTGTGCCCAGAATTTTGGGGAATTCCCCCAATACTATAATTCTACCATACTAGGCAGATATGTCTACAATCTCACAATTGCCATCTGAAGTACAGGCTAGGGTAGCATTTGTTGAGGTTCCATCTTCTGTCTCATAGAATGATAAGTCTTCCCAACGAATATCCTTTGGCATCTTTGCAACAAGGGCATCATATTCAGCCTTATCAACTTCTTGATATGGAGCCTGCTTGTATGTATGATCTGAATGAGGTAGGAATGAAATTCCAGATACTTCATCAAAATGCTTATATACCCATGCTCCGACCTCCATCCACTCTTCTTCTTTTACAGAAACAGTAATTGATGGCTTGTGTTCACACCATGCACGTTGATAAACCAACCATGTATTTAAATGATCCAGTGCGGTTAAGTCATTTCTAACAATTGCACCATCTGGTGCTTTAACTGGAAATGAAAATACGTATGTATCGTTTGGCTTCATAACATCATCTTCTACTGGAATTCCAACTTCCTTTAAGAATGTAGAAATTGGATCTCCCTTTGAGCCACGAACTGTACGAATGTAATATGGTGAATGCCAAGGATGCATTCCTGAAGATACCCCGACCAATTGAGATACTGTGCCAGAAGGCTTTACACATGTAATAGCTGCAGACTCAGGAATCCCAATTTTCCCAGCCTCTTCTTTATTTGTTTCTCTTGCATATTCACGAAGACCAGATAAGGTTGTTTCTAACTTATCTAAACCCTGCTTTCCAGAAAAGAACTTATGCCCAAATTGTCCAGTTAAAGATACACCAAGCAAACGTTCTTCTTCTGTGTTGTCTTTCCAGATTTTACGTAAATACTTAAAATCTGTTAGCGTTGATTGCCATGTCCCCAAAATTGTAGCAAGGCGAACTTTGTTTGCAACATCTTCAACTGTATCCTTTTCACGAAGTACGACTTCTGAAAGATTACAAAACTGGTAAGGACGTAAAATAATCTCTGAGCATGGGTTAGTTCCGTAGTGAATATCTGGATCTCTTCTTCCATACTTGGCTGCTTGGGCCTGAGCTGCGGCCACATTGTATATACCTCGTTCTCCTGATTTTGAATCATAAAGGTTTTTCCATTCTGCTATAAATTGTTCCATCTCTGGCTTGCGTGAATAAGCAACAGAGTTATTTGAAAGTGCACGTTGCGTATTGTTTTCCCACCAGTTGCCTGACTTTGCTGCAGCCATCTCAATGTCATTAATATTAGAAAGAGAAATCATTGCTGATCTACGTACACCGCCAACGACAACAACCTCTCCAATCTTACACATAATGTCATGCGCCTCAATAGGCTTAAGTTGACGACCTGCTGCATTTTTAAACTTTGCAATGGTAAAATCAAAAAGATTTACAAGTGGTTGTGGTCCTGATGAGCGTCCACCCATTGTCTTAAGACGTGCACCTGCGGGACGTACTTTAGAAACGTCAATTGCTGGAATGTGTCCAGTCCAGAGCAACGCTAGCAGCTCACGATATGCTTTTGCCCAACCCTGCTTTGAATCTTCTACAACAATTACTGTATCTGACTTTTCAAACGAATCTGGGACGGCAGGAAGTTTATTAACGTACTTGTATTCAACAGAGAATCCTACACCTGTTCCGCACATAAGAATGTACATTGTTTCATCAAATGAACGAGGTGAATCTACTGGAACAAATGAACAGTTATATCCTGCCACATTGTCTCTTTCCAATGCCGATCCTGATGTCATGACAGAACGCATTGAGGGCATAACATTTCTTTCAAACACACCACTTTTTAATTCCGCAACAAGCTTTTCATCTGGAATATAATTATGATTTGTTTTTAAATGATTTAGCATAAAGGAAAAATATCTATCTACAGTCTCACCCCACGTTTCACGACGGTTCTCTTCTGGAATCCATCTAGCATAACGTGATAAAGCAATAAAATTTTCGTATGGGTTTGCAATAGTTTTAGACATTTTATAATACCTATTTTCTCCGCCTGGCGGTTAATTTAAATTTAGTGTGAAGATCCTATTCTACCAAACAATGATTAAAAGAGGAAGACCTAAGAAAATTTTTCTACTAAATGCTGAAATGCTTTCTTGGTCAACTGATCCCAATTATAATCTTCATGTATTTTAGTTGACTGAGCAAAATAGTACCCAGAGTAGGCATCGTAATTACTTGAAACTTCTTTCATTAACTCTTCTAAATGTTTTGCATCTGGCTTAAACATTTTTCCTATATGACCATCTGATATAAAGTTTGGCATAGTCTCACTTGTAAGTTTAGAGTTTAATTTAAGAGGCCCCATATAGTCCATATAGTGAGACCAATCATATGTTGATATAACTGGCATTCCTGTTGCTAAACCTTGTAAAGGAATAAATCCAAATCCCTCTCCCCATGTAGGATAAATCAAAACATGGTGATCATGGTATAAATTTATAAGATCTTCTTCGCTAAATTCTTCTGTAATCAAATCAATATTACTATAAAGTTCGTGGGGAAGACCTATAATACTATCTTCTTGATCATACACTCTAACCGTACTAAACTTATGCGCTTTAATTGTTAAATGATAATTAGGATTATTGCCAAAAAGTTTTATAAAAGTATTTACAACTAACTGTCCGTCTTTTCTAGGGGAAGGCTCTCCAACATGCAAAAATTTTAATGGAGTTCCCTTTTTAACAAATCTTTTCTTTGGAACCCAGTTACTTTCAATGCCATGTGGATAAACATATATTGGTTTAGTTATTCCATTATCTTTAAATACTTGTGCACACCAATCAGACGTTGTCCATACTTCATCGCAAGCATTAAATCGCTCAACCCATTCAGGTTTCATTTCTGTAGATTCCCACGGTGTATATGAAATTTGATATTGGTTTCTGTGTAATTTAAAATGTTGAGGCTGTGTAAAACTTAATTGAACATCAGCTTTAGGATCAGCAAAAGATACATGATGTCCTAGTTTATTTAAAGATTTAACTATATTTTTTCCTGCATAGCCGTAGCCAACTGCGGGATTAAGCCCCGACTGAATAGTATAATAAGATATATTCATGTTTTCTTTCTGGTTGACTGGCTTGACAGGCTTATCCCATCAATGTTATGATTGTAGTTCGTTATCTCTAGAGGAGGAAATGCCAATGGAGAAAATAAAACAACAGGTGAGTGATCTGGCTCATAACATAGTTACAATAGTAATGATAACATTATTCTTGTTTCCTGTACAGCCAGTGAATGCCCTAAACGTACAACCTTTAGTGAAAACTGAAGCCCAACTAAAGCAAGAAGTCTTAGATAGTTTTAGTAAAGAAATTTACAAGCCATCTGAGATGCTTACAGATCAAGAGTTAGTTATACTGCTCAAGACTGTAGGATTCGAAGGAGCAGGCCTTAAGAAAGCTTGGTCCATAGCAAAGCGTGAATCTAATGGAAGACCGCTTGCATATAACGGGGATAAGAAAACTGGAGATAGTTCCTATGGAATATTCCAGATAAACATGATTGGAGATCTCGGTCCAACAAGACTAGAGAAATTCAACCTAAAGAGTAACAAAGAGTTATTCGACCCAGTAACTAACGCAGAGATAACGTACTACATGACTGATGGCGGCTCAGATTGGTCAAGCTGGAAGGGTATGACCCCGAAGGCCAAGGAATGGCTTTTGCAATTCCCAACTGATGCAAAGAAGTAGGAAGTAATGCAGATACAATACGTATCTAAGTACATAGCCTTATCAAGAGAGGGCCTTTTTCCACGGCTTAACTGCCCAATGGATGAAGGTCCTCTTTTTCCTAATTTGGATAATGAGGATAGGGCATTTTTATATTGCCTATCTTGTGAATATAAGAAAGTCCTTGGTACAAAAGATTACGAGGATATTGTGAAAGCGGTGAACAATGCTGGATAAATGTAAGAATGGGCAATGCGCCTGCGAGCAAGAAGAAAACTTCTTTCATGTAAAAGTGATTCCGCAAAATAGTGCAAAATTAAGTGCGGCGGGAGAAGAGACCTTTTCTTCATATGAGTTTGAAGCAAATACCTTATTAGAGAAAGACTCTATGGGTAGAGAAATATTTTGGAATGATATGGGGAGGCCATAATGGAAGATAAAGAACCTAAATCTATAGAAGAAAATCTAGATATGGTTAACTACATAATGCTTCATCGTATCTATGATATGCTAACAATAATGGCAAATAAAGCAGATCCTGAAAAGACTGCAAAGATGATTGAATACCATGAGCAAGGATTTCTTCTTGGGCCTGGACCATCTTTTACGCCAGCGGAGGATAACAATGGTTAAACCTTGGGATTTGCTAGACCCTGATGCACCTAGAGCATCTGAAGAACTACAAAAAGAAAGAATGTCAATCTGTGGTCCTTGTGAACATATAATTATGCAAGTTACTAAACAATGTAATCTATGCGGGTGTTTTATGGAAATGAAAACAAGACTGCTAGATGCAAAATGCCCTATCGGAAAATGGTAGGAAATGCTTGACATAGAAAATAAGCTATATTACAATTAAGGTGTGTAGGTGACGGCAGCAATGTCTCCCTATATAATGTGTAGTAATACACTAGAAATGCCCAATCGGATCCGCCTCTGATTGGGATTTTTTCTTTTTATAGATAGTATATAGACAATACGGACATATAGTGTAATTAGTGCGAAAAAAGTGCCTCGGCGAAAGAAGACCCATACTAGCATCTGTAATCATTTTTAGAATATGCCTTAAACGCCCTCTACGGGGTTTTTAAGCCCTGACTGGGCCATATTTGGTATCTCCGATACAAGAGGCCTCTAAAAGGGCGGGAAATAAAAAGCTATGGATTTTCTATAGAGTTAATATAACCAATGAGTAGTATATAGCCAAGATAGCTAGTGTAGACCAGATGAATGATTTAGAATAGTTCTTCATCAATATCTTCTGTAAGGTCAAAATCAAAGATTTCTTCCTGTCCCGCCCATTTTAAAAATCTAGACAACATAACTCCTGAAAGGATTGCTGTCGCAATTAAAGTAATTAAAGCCCAGATCTTCTTCATATATTTCCTGTCAGATATGCAATGATTAAAATGATCATTGGTCCAAATATAATTGATGCTTGTATCCAATTCATTTTGATTCTCTTGCTTTCATAATGTAAGCATATTCCATGCCATGTGCCATACAGTAACCAATAGATGGATCATCTTTTCTGGTTGCAATTACTGGCAAGCTGCATGTTGGAGAGTAGCATTTATTCATGATATTAGTATACCATAATCTTAGTCAACTGCAATATTATATGCATGTTCATCACAGTAATATATGGTTCTTCCATCTCTGGTTACTTTGGATGTATATGAGAGCTTATCGCAGTATGTACAGAATTTCATTATGCTGTCTTCTTTCCGTTTTTTCTCATATGAGTTCTTACTCTATGACAATTTGAACAAACTATCTCACACTTGGCTATTTCTTCATCCAGACGTTTCTTAGATAACGTATTGATTAGTTCCGCCACATTTGAATGTTTCCGCCCACGAACATGATCAAAATCCATCATGTAATACGGATAAGATATCTTACAATCCATACATGGGTTCTTCTCTTTTAAATCTTTTAAATATTGCGCCAGATGTTCTTTTTGTTTCTTAATTGATATCTTCTCTGGAGACATAGCTTAATTATATAACACTCTAATTATCAGTCAACTAGGATTTAAGATTTAACCAAATGTTAATAAAATATTTTTTTAGAATTATAGCTTCTATATTTGCTTTTATCTTTTTAATGATAACTTCCAGAATTTAAGCATACAACCCCTATACCCCTAAATGATTTCTTTAAGGTTCCCCGAAATTGTCAAGTTATAAATTCGCAATTCATCGGTTAGAGCTGTTGCTATTATCTGAAAGAATGTAACTTCCGTCATCATCGCACTTGGAGTTTAACCCCTTGATATTATCTCCGAAAACTGTCCAAGGTGTTTAGTATACCATTTGGGATTTTCGCAAGTCAATAGATTTAAGAATGTTCCTCTAAATATTTAATCATATTCTTTAATACCTGAATATTATCTTTAGCTGCACCCAAGGCTACATTACATTGGAAGCATAGGAGCTTTCTGACGCATTTATCACATGCCTTGGTTTTTCCACAGCAGTCATGATTATGATCTACGCATAGCCTTTTCTTATTACTACTAGATTCTGATTGACCGCAAATATAACAAAGACCATTCTGAGACTCAAACATATCTATATAATCATCTGGCGTTAAGCCAAATCTATTTAAACTTCTATTCATGCCCATTTCCTTATAGCATTCTCTACAATACGTTATTTTCTTCCCGCCATTTTTTGGAAATTGAGTAAGTGGTTTAATTATTTCACACTTCCTACATTGTTTTGACTTATTATCTTTAAACATTGGCTTCATAGATCTTGGGTATTTAATTTTATGATACGCAGATCTACATGGCTTGCACCAGTAATCCTTCCCGTCCAAATTAGCTGCGTTAATAGCAAACTCGGATACGGACTTTTCTGTTTCACACTTTGAACAAAGTTTCATATTAACATTTTATCATAGATCTGCAAAAATGTTAAGTCATATTTCAACTTTTGTGTAAAATATTTTCTCACGTATGATACACATATTTAAGCATGTCCGATTTGTCCGATAGTGCTCCCATAACCCTACGCCCGTGAGCGTGAGTGTGTCCTAACTCACAAAAATAGTTTGAGAATACTAGCGAGTAACCCCTCTAAATGTCAGTCCCCCCTGCTATGATTAAAGTATAAAGAAAGTAAGAAACTCTTACTAAGAAAGGTAGTTAAAATGACTACATTGAATGAAACACTATTCAGCACTATCGTGCATGAATACCATAACGGCGGAGTAAAATCCTCTTATGGATTAGACGCTTATACTAGAAAAGAATTGTTAAGATTTTTATTCGCTAGTAAAAATTGCAATTGCATAAATTGCTTAGAGAAAGGGTCTAACTAATGACTAACTCTATATTCGGTCAAGGTTTCGCTAGCGTTAGCGATTACCCTAGAGGTCTAATGAACCTCTGCCCATGCGGTCAGGTAGTCCTAGCACCTGCCCTATACCATGAAGGGTGTGAGGTAAAACACACCAACGCCTAACGGCGTGTCGCTTGTAAATGTCAGCCCTATCGGCTACAATTACAGCATAACAACTAAATAAGAATTAGAGCGTGAGCCTAGCAAATAATCCGAAAGGTGAGCCTAGCAAATAACCGCTCAACAACCAACTAACAACTAACGAAAGGTCATAAAAATGACACTAGAAGAATATAAGCAAATGGTAGAGGCTCAACGCCTTACCTCTTTAGCAATAGCGCTAGACGCTCTACGCAAATCAAATGCGATAATGGAAAACACTTTTAATTTAGAGGAGAATAACTAATGATGACTAAATGGGATACTATTCAGGCAGATGTAGCAGATGCTTACACTTACCTAGATGAAGAAGAGATGTATAACAAGGCACTAGAAGAGGGCGCAATAGACCTTGACGCTGATGACTTTGATGAAGATGAATTACACAAATCACTTACACTAGATTGGGATAACTAATGATAGAGAACGGATTAGAATTACTACTAAGCGAATACGGATTAGAGTTAGATAGTTTCTTGGGATCTATCTACATACCTTGGCACACTATCCTAATCACTACCGCCCTACTAATCGCCTATAAGATTTATAAGAGAAAGAAGAATAAGTAATGACTACTAATCGCCTACTAACTACCGCCGTTCAAATAGGTATCGGAATCCCGACCTTGCTAATGTTGCGTCTTGCTATAAAAGATTTTCTAGAGAATGGATTAGAATAAATGAAATCGCAATTAGAAAAAGATTTAGAAATAAAAGAAAGCTTTATAGATTTACTAAATGATTGCTACCCTACTGTAAAAATCGGTTATTCAACTTTTACTCCCGCCGAAATTTTAGAGTGTTGCGATCCTATCGCCTTTTCTATCGGACTAATTGAGCACGAAGATTATTTAGCAGAATTAGAAGATGAATAAATAAAAACGGCGTGTCGACTTGACAAATCGGTGCGGCGCCCACAAGGGTGCGGCGTCGGGCGTGTCGTTATGAACTTGTTATAAAAAACCCTGAAATTTACGGCGTGTCGATTTGACAGACAAAACGGACATATCGGTGTGATGTGATTCACACCGCTTGAGCGTCTCAGTATTTGGAATTACTGGCTAGTAAGTAGAAAAATGTCGGTGGGTTCGTGTATAATTCCATACATAACAACAAACGAAAGAAGGTGCCACCAATGGCTACTAAACTATACACAATCGAAAACCTACTTGTAGGAAAAACCTATCGCTCAAATACTCGCCACTTTTCAGGTGAGATTATTTCCGCTACGGCTCGCCCTGAAATTTGGTATGGCGAAAAAACCGAAGCGTTTTTAATTGAAGTAAATGCTGGCGGTCTGCGAAATAAATTCGCAACTGTTGCGGTTAAGGTAGGTGAATAATAATGGGATACATTGAAATTTTTAGAATAGATGAAGAAGGTGCTGGCTGGGTTGATTTAGCCGAAGCAACACCTGATGAATTATTTAATATTGAAATCGGATTACTAAATGAAGGGGCATTTGAATAATGTCTAAAATGAAACAATACATAGAAATAATCGCAGCAAATTGCGATGAATGCGGTGGTGCTGGATTTGTTTTTTTCGGAGACGAAAATACTTATGATGTAGAGCCTTGCTCTTGCATAGATGAAATTTCTGATGAACTAAATGTAGATTGGGTAAATAATGTATAAACTAACTTGCGCCTATGATAGCAACGCTCCCCATTGGTCTGCCGAATACGAAAACGAATTCGGTGCGTGGGAAAACTTTTTCCGCTTTACCGATTGGGGAATGGCTAACGAATACTCAACTGTAAATCTATCAACGCCAACTGGCAAAATGTATACTAAATTATTTTATCGTTCAGGAAAGGTCGTAGTAAAATGATGACTCGTAAAGATTATATTTCTACCGCAGAAATTCTAAACTATGTTAGCAATAAAACGCACCCTGCTGTTTTTTCTAAAATGGTAAATGATTTTGCAGAAATGTTTGCAAAAGATAATGAGCGATTTGATGTAACAAAATTTCATGAGGCAAGTGGGTATCATGTTCCTAACTTCTCTTCAAGATAAAGTAAAACGCATTCAGGAATTGCGTCGCAGTAATGCGGCGCAACCTGTTCGCAATAAGAAAAAATATAATCGCAAGATCAAACATAAAAATAAAAATGCAGAGTAGCGCATAAATATGCAGCTGCGCCCACAAGGGTGGCGGCGTCGGGCGTGTCGTACGGGTGTGATGTAAAACACCCTGAAAATTTGCGTGTCGATTAGTAAATGTCAGTCTGTTCTGCTATACTTGCCATTCAACCAACGATTGGGCTCCAATGAAATTAAAACGTTCTAACGATAGAAAGGTGGCTAACCTTGTCACAAAAAATGGAAAGCAAGCCGCAATTGCGAACACGTTCGGTCTCCCTGCAGGAAAAAATTATTCATGCCCTGGTGCCACTAGTATTTGTGAGAGTGTTTGCTACGCAGGCAAATTGGAAAAACTCTTCAAGGGAGTAAAAACTAATCTGTTACACAATTGGGAATTGTTACGCAATGCAGACAATGACACAATGGTGAGATTGATCGATGAGATGATTGTTGATTTCGTTGCTGATTGTGATAAGAAGAGTGCTCCTAAGTTATTCCGTATCCACTGGGACGGAGATTTCTTCAATGATACTTATACCTATGCCTGGAAGACTGTTATTGAAAATCATTCCGATATTCAATTTTGGGTTTACACACGTGTAAAGTCTGCAGCGCTTATTCTTAAGGATGTATCTAATCTATCTCTTTACTATTCTACCGATGATGAAAATAAAGAAATAGGCCATGACTTAAAAGTAAATTCTGGTATCCGCCTTGCTTATCTAGGAAAAACATTCGCCGTAACTGAAAGCACAATGAAAGAGTTAACTGGCAAGCCTGGCGCTAAGTGTCCAGAGAATATGAAATCAATTCCACTTATTAGCAATGCAGGGTCCGCTTGTGTATCTTGTGGCCTATGTGTTTATGGTAAAGCAGATATTAGATTTTCTGCGAGTAAAAAATAATGGCGGAGATTATTGGAACAATTCTTGCGGTTATATTATTAGCAGCTCTTATACTTCCGATTCCTGTTGCTATATGGGCAGTGTTTAGGTCTTAACGGCGTGTCGACTTGACAAGATCATTTTGGCCCGCAAAGGTGGCGGCTTATCCACAGGCTTACGGCAGTTATCCACAACCCCCCCGAAAAATGTGATGTTTATCACAAAAGCTGCGACACACCGATAGTAGATTAGGTAATGTCAGTGCCCTATGCTAAAATACTCTTATTCCAACAACGAAAGGCAACAAATGACTAATCTAATAAAAGTTCCACACACAGTAGTATTCGAGGCTATTATTGATATTGATAAAGTTCCTGCAAACTTACTACCTGCGTTAATTGCTTGTACCGAAACTCAATTACTAGAAATGTGCAAAGGCGCAACACTACACGCTCTTGCAGAGTCTAATGTATTGCAAACTGCAAATGAAAATAACACTTGGGCTGAAGTAACTATCAAGGAAGGCAACTAATAATGGGAAGCAATTTTGCAAATGATTTATCAGTAATGGATTTAGATTTAGAGGTAGCAATTGGCTATCACTTACAGGGTAATCATTACCCACCCGTTCCACTTTCTATGGTTCAACCTTGCATAGATGCTATTGACGCATACTATGAGGAAGACTATAATAAACTAATTGAAATGCCTGAAGGCGTATTCTATCGTGGAGATAAGTTCGCTCCCGCCTCCGCTATTATTGAACAACACCACCTAGACGCTTGGCTACCTGAAAACGATTACTGAGATCAAAAGCTGGGCGTGTGAGTTATCTCACACGCTTGGAATCTCATATAATAAGATTGGGCTTGATAAATGTCAGACCCTAATGCTACAATACTCATCTACAAGAAAGGAAGCAAAATGACAATAGATAACAAAGTCTATCAGGTCGGTGATTTATTCACCACTCTGAAGTCTAAGGAAACGGGAGTAATCAAAGAGATTATTTCCAACTCATCTGGCTCGGTGAGAGTTCGTCTGGAAACAGACAACGGAGAACGCTGGACAACAGTTCTAGCAGATAAACTAGCCTAATCAACTAGCGAAACAGGGACAGTTTAGAGAGTATCTAGTCCAATGTCGTAAGTAAGAACTCTCTCCCTTCGGGGAAGTCCCAAAAGGCGAAATGGGGGGACTATAAAATACCCAAAGTAGCATACCTGAGCAAGTATGGTTAAAAGGCTCAACACAATGTCAGACCCCTCTGATATACTAATCAACCAACCAACCAACGAAAGGTAATATATGTCAAGACAAATCACAGTAAAGGTAGCAACAACCAAAGTAATCAAGGCACTAGAAGGCACACTCGCTAAACTAGAGAAAGATTACACATCACAATCAGCAAATGAAGCAAAGTATAACAAGGCGGTAGAAGCGTGGCGCAAGGAAATTGGTAAGTGGGCTATTGCTAACTTCTCAAAGGCTGAAAACCTACGCACAAACTATCGCAACTGGAACAACACTCTCAATGTTGATTTTGACATCATCACAAAAGAAGGTGGGTTTCCTACTGAACCTGAAAAGGATTTTGAGGTTATCCATCAGCACACTTATCGTGAGATGAAAGAGGACATCACAAATGCCCTAACAATTCTCAAGATGACAGATGAGGAAACAGTAAATGCTTCCACAATGAAGCAGATTGCTAAGTATCTCTAAATAAATACAACGACCTGAGTATGTCGCCAAACTGCTCACACCTTCGGGTGTTCCTACTAACAAAGGTAATACAATGGCAAATCGTTTTAGAATAGAAATCTATGACGCAAACAAAGCAAATGATGTAACTATTTATTCAGATCAAGGTGTTGATAGAGAATACCTAAATGAATTAGTTTTTTCTAATTTGCGTAAGTTTCACGGAAGAGTAAATGCTTACGTGTATGACAATGTAAAAAAGAAAAAGGTTACAGCAATGTTCCTTGATGAAAGTATAACTAATCAGTTTCAGTTAAGATAGTCTTGGGGCGGAACGTCCATTAATAATTGGTTAATGCCGCCCCATCTTAGCTTTACTAGATACCAAAACGCCCCCAAAGCTGCGGGGTTATCCACAGCCTTACGGCTGCCTGTGGAAAACGCCCGAAAAATTGTGATGATGATCACACGGATCAATTCGGACATATTGTAACTAATCCTAGACAATGTCAGTGCCACCTGTTATAATAAACTAATCAACCAACCGAAAGGAAATAAATATGGCTCATAATCTAGAAATGGAAAACGGCGAAGTTGCTTTTGCTCTTCGTGGTGCTCCTGCTTGGCATAATCTTGCCAACCGCATCTTTACAAAAGATGAGGAAGTTACAACTAGTCTAATGCTTGAAGAGGCAAAATTGGCTAATTGGAATGTTCGCTTGTCTCCACTAACTGAACACATTTCAGAATCTTGGAATGATGTATCAGATGCATCTCTTGTCATTCGTGACAACCCATTCAACAAGGGCATAGATGTTCTTGCAACTGTTGGAAAGCGTTACAAGCCTGTGCAGAATGAAGAGTTATTTGCATTTGCTGATGCTATTCACGATGCCAATGCTGATTGCCGTTGGGAATCCGCTGGCTCATTGAAGAAGGGTAAAGTTGTATTTGGAACTGTAGATATTCCACGCACAATGGTTCTTGACCCACAAGGTGCTAACGATGAGACAAAACTTTATCTTATCGTATGGACATCACACGATGGTTCTGTTGCTGTTCAAGCAGCCGTTACACCTGTTCGTGTTGTTTGCCAAAACACATTGAATCTTGCAATGCGTAATGCAAAGCAATCTTTCAAGATTCGTCACACACAATCTGTTGAAGGTCGTATTCAGGTTGCTCGTGAGACTCTTGGTCTTGCTCTTGGTTATTTCGATGAGTTTGAAATTGAAGCAAAAGCGCTTTACTCTCAAGCAATCACCGATGCTGAATTTTCAAAGTTGATTCAGACTATTTATCCAAAGCCAGATAAAGATGCAGCAAAAGTTGCTCTAACTAAGTGGGAGAATAAGGTTGTATTGCTTGATGACCTTTATCATAACTCACCAACTAACGCTACAATCAAGGGAACAAAGTGGGGTGCGTTCAATGCACTAACTGAGCGCCTTGATTATTTCCGTTCAGGTCGTGGCAATTCTGAAACACTAATGGCTGGTGCATCAGGCTTTGACCCAATTCTTACCGCCGAGAAAAATAAAATTCTCAAGTTGGTAAAATCATTCTAACAAAATGATTTGCGACGGGGGAGAATAAAATCTCCCCCGTTTTCATTTGATCCATTAGCTCAGTTGGTTAGAGCGCTACCCTGTCACGGTAGAGGCCGTCGGTTCAAGTCCGATATGGGTCGCCAAATAGATTTGTCGACAATGCCCGCAACCTTGCGGGTGTGATTTTAATCATACGGGGATCATAAAAAATCCCCTAGAAAAGATGGCAAATGTCAGTGGCACCTGGTACAATTCTCGCATGAAGCAAAACTGGTTTAAATATACATACGTGTGCTCTATTTGTGATGCTCTTATTGAGATTACTAATAAAACAAATGTATATTCACCATACATCTGCTGTAACATTGAAGCCATATGGTTGTCAGTGGTAGATGCTACAATACATCCAACCCAAACGAAAGAGGAAACAATGGAAGAGACAACAACACCTGCAGTCCCCGATACATATAACGCTAATCTACTGGTAACCTATAAGGTTATTCATGGTTACTCTGACCCTGAATATGCAACTGTCAAGGTAGCATCTCTTGAATGGGATTTGCACAATGCCCGTCAAACACAAAAGTCTAACGGCGTATTGCATTCCAAGATTGATTCAGTTAAAGATATTATTACTGAAGCATATGCAGATTCAGATGACCAAGATACACTTCGTGCAATTGCTGAAGCGCTTGGTATTGAACTAACACGAGAAGTTGAATGGTCTGCAACAATTGAAGTTAGCGGAACTATTTCAGTTGACTTGCTTGAAGGCGATGCAGATGTTGAGCAAGAAATCTACGACAATCTTTATGTTGATTCACAAAATGGTCAGATTGAAATTGTCGATACTGAAGTAACGAATGTTCGTGAGAACTAATGTACTTTGAGTTGACTGCTCCTGATAGGCTCTCTATGGAGAGGGCCTATTGGGATGCACAAGTAATTGGGCTAGACCCAACTGCATTATCACCGTTGACATTCAACATTGGAACTGGTAGTATTGAGAAGGTAAGCAAGATACGTGATAAGTATAATCTAATTGAAAGTTATACTGCAGACTATGAGCCAACAGGATACACGAGGAGATAAAATGTCAGACTATAAGGATGGATTCGATGATGGCTACAAGTTTGCCCGTGAAGAAATAATGGAAAAGCTTGCAGAGATTGATATCATGGATATCGATTCTTGGGTTCTCGATAGAATATCAGAGATGATAGAAGGCGGTAAACTCTAATGGAAGAATTAAACAAATGGATCGGCTGCGACCAATGCAGTACTGCTCAAGCAATGTATCTAATTAAACTTATGGATGGGGAGCTAGCTTTCTGCGGGCACCATTTTAATAAGAACAAAGAGGCCCTAGACAAGGTCTCATACGAAGTGATAGAATTAAACAAGGTAGAAGAAGAAGTACCTCAACTAGAAACGGCGGAATAAAATGGGCGACAGAGCAAACTTTGGATTTAAAGATTCCAAGGGCGATACTATATTCCTATATGGGCACTGGGCTGGTCATGGCATGTTGGAGCGCTTAGCCAATGCTGTGTCTGCAGCAGAGCCACGGTGGACGGATGAAGCATATGCAACACGTATATGCATATCAAGAATGATTGCAGAAGACTGGAACCAAGAAACTGGATGGGGGCTCAGTGTTAATAGAATTCTAGACAATGAGCACAAGATTCCCGTTATTGACTGGTCCGCTCAAACGTTTACTTTATTTGAAGAGGACCTGACTACAGAAGTATTCAGTTTATCTTTAGATAAATTCTGTACAAAATACAGTCAACCAGTTATGGTATAATTGAGGTAGGTCCAGGGACCTTCTTCATGAGTACAGGTGCGGCTACCAGGGGATCCCCCAAGTCGCTAAGCAATGCAGGGCTTTTTACTTTCGTTGGTAGATCCTAGCGGCCTTTACTTTTTAAACCTCAGCGCAAGCTGGGGTATTTTTTTGCCCACAAAAGAATGAGGGTAACATAATCTTCTTACGAGATCAAATTAAAATGCCCTGGAATTTTGTGATCTTGACCACAATGTGTACAAAATGTGGTGTGGAACACACCCAAAAGGTATTCCAATTGTCAGTGGCAGATGTTACAATTAAGCCATATCAACGAAAGGATATAAAATGCCAAATTGGTGTTACAACACATTAACTATCCAAGGACCTAAGTCTGAGGTAGATATGATTAAAGATAGATTGAATAAGCCATTTACATTAGCCCAAGAAACATTTGGTATGGGTGATATTTCTACTATGGGATTTCCTACTAAGATTGAACAGGTATCTTATTCTAATCCCGTTTTTTCTTTCCACAATATCCACTCATATAAAGATGAAGGTATTACTGATGAAGAGTATGCTTGCCAGCCTTCTCGTGGCAACTATGATATTCAGAATGACCCTGATTGGTTCCGCAAGTCTGTTGAGTTTGCTAAGACTCAGAAGGATTGGTATTCTTGGAATACATCTAATTGGGGAACTAAATGGGATGTAGCCGTCCGTGACGGTGATGAATATCCAAATACAGAATTGCTTGAAGAGAAATCAGAAGGTGATGACAACTGGGTTGTATATAAGTATGAGACTGCTTGGTCACCTGCTGTAACTATCTTAACTAAACTATCTAATCTTGTTCCTAACTGCTTGCTTACATTAGAGTTTGAGGAAGAAACAGGTTGGGGTGGGGAATATGAGATTGTCCGTGGAGAAGTAAAAGAATTGGCTGAATGGGAGAACCGTTGCTATGCTTGCCAGTCTTTTGACACATTATCTTATTGTGAAGATGACTGCGGTGAATTCTGCTCAGAATGTAATCAAGGCTCTTGGCAGGATGAAGAGGCTATGGCTAAATGTCAGACCCATAGTGTATTATTAGAGCCTAAAGAAAAGGTGGAGGCATAATGGCAAGTTTCTTAGAAGATGTAAATCAAATGGTAATTGACGCTGTCTACCAAGATATAGCAGAACAATTACTAGAGGACTGGATTAATAATAATCTAGATGAAGGGCAGTACTATGCAGATAAACAATTTGCAGAAATGTCAGGAGATAAATTCATACAAGATGAGTTTAATAAGTTCTATGAACTTAAAGAGGGAGATGAGGGATACATATGTTAGGCTATACTGAATCCGATCTAAACAAAATGATTAATGCTATTCATGACGCAAAGCTTTTCTATCTTAGAACTCCTTCCGATTTAATGGATAAGACAGAACTAAGGAATGATTTAGAAATGGCTGTCAGTTTTATGCAGGGGCTATGGGCAGAAGGATACTTTGACTAATGCTAATAATTAAATGCAGTGTCTGTAAATATGATGTAGATATAGACGATACAGTTGAAAGCAGGTGCAAGGTGCACTATGAAGGATATTATGGGGCAGAGGAACTTTATGTCTAAATCATCAAGATTTATTGAATATATGAAGATACATCTAATTAGTCTTAACCAGGACTTTGACGGTAAATATAATACTGAAACTAAGATTCATATACAAGGACAAATTGACGCAACCAGGCATTTGTTGTCAGTGGCTACTGATATAATGAACAACTCTAACGAAAGGTATGAATAATGATGAATGCAGAAGACATTGGGCTCCCGCCCCACTTGCAACGAATGGTCAATGCAGGTGTTAGTGGATTAGATATAATGCACGGCGAACTAAAGAATCTAATGTTGATTGCCGAAGAACAATTATCTTGGGCCATAGACGTTGAGAAAGAAACGGAAGAAGCAATGGATTCAATGGACCGCACAAGATGTGAAGGTGTCCTTGATACATTAACAGATATATATAAACTAACATATGATTTGTCATTTGCTATAGGAGAAAGAGAAGGGCAAAAAGTATGACATACGAGCCAAGCTTGGAAATCGTGGAAGTTGAATACTCATGTTCACCTGGAGGAGTTGATCTATTTGAAGTCTATGATAAATCTGATATACCTTTAGATGTTCCAATATATGAGACAGAAAATTTGACCGAAGCGGTCCAATTCTGTTACAATTTAGGAAAAGACTTTACTGTCAGAACATTAGCGGAATGGAATGAAAGGGAGTTATCATATGTCAGTTAAGATAGATTCATTAGATGTTTTAAAGGCTGAACAAGACATTCAAGATAGAACTAGAATGCTTGATACTATGGGCCAACTTAATCATATAATTACTTTATTTGATGAGATGTCTGTAGGACTAGCAATGGTATGGCTATGGACTTGGGATACTATTAAGAATTACTATAATGATGTAGATCTAGTAATAAAGGATGAAGAGACTGTCTTTACCGCCCTATGGCATGCCGTCAGAAATGGTAACGGCTTCTCTCTAGAGTATGGTGCAGAACATCATGAAGAAGAGGTCCGTGACTGGCTATTCAGCAATGACCTAATGAAGTCCGTGGATGACCCATGGGAGGACGAAGATGAAGATGAGTGATCAGTACGTAGACACAATCCTCGCAGAGGCCCAACGGCTTCTGTGGGGAGGATCTGAAACAGAAAACATCGAAGCTCACAACCTAATCTCTAAACTAATTAAAGATAGGTTGGAGTTAAAAAATTTAAGCTAAGGGCAAATTGTCCGATTTACGACAGGTCTTTACAATCCCGTGAAAATCTGATACAATTAACAAAATAACTTATCTCGAAAGGATAAAACCAAATGCAAACAAAGCGTGAATATCTTAAGGCTCAAGGAATTACAGTGGGTGTACGTGGTCGCTTCTCAGGAGCTGCTAAGGTAGCTATCCAGGAAGCTATCAGCAAGGGCGTTACCTTTACAGATCCACAGCCAGTTACAAAAAAGGCCAAGTAAATAGAACGAGGGGTGGTTGACGAGAGTTGCCACCCCTCCCTAATTTTGATATAATGAGTAGTTCCCAAGGCGGAAGGCGGACAGTATGAGTAAGACCAAAGAAATAAAAGTAGCAGAAGACCTAGTCAACTTAACAGAAGACCATTGGTTCAATGCTGCCATATTAGCAAGATATCTAACAGACCAACCATTTTATACAGTTGACCGCATTATGGAGTTAGTTGCTCAAATTATCAGGTGGCAGGCTAACAGACATAAAGATGAATTAACTACAGAATCAGGTATATACAATTCAGGAATGACATCCGAAGGATTGTTCTTAGCAAATGAGTTAAATGAAACTCTTACCAAACTAATTAAGACTTATAAGTGGGAGAATCTAAAACTTCCAGCGGACCCAGATAAATTCATAAAGAGTTTACCAAAGGCGGAGGAACAAAGCTACAGATACTCCTGGTTACATGAAGATAAGAAAGATCCAGTACTAGTAAGTCATCCATTTATTTAATATAGGCAACATATACTTAGTTGGTTAGTATATAAATATCTGAACGAAATAGATTGAAATAGATCTAAAGTATTACTCAGATATAGCCCAAATTATCCACAGGTTATCCACAGCCTGTGGATTTTTTGTGTGTGGATATGTGGGCAAAATTTCTCCTTTACGACTGCATATTAAAAATCCCTGAAAATGTCGACAAATCTATATAGAATCATATAGATCTATATATAAACATATACTAAATCTAGCATAATATACCCAGAATTTGTCAGAATTTTCTATATAAAAATGCTTGACAATGTGGGCAAAATATGCCATTTACGACAGCTATTGACAAATCCCTGAAAATATGCAGATGTGTATATAGATCCAAATGGAAAATTTGACATTACGGCGCATCATATGAAAGCGTTTTATTACACATATATATATTTGTCGATAAATCAATAACTAATCTAATAGTATCTATAGTATAAATTCTCCACTATGCTCCACTTTGCTCCATAGAATTAGCCTTCTAAGGGGGTTTTAAGACACTTTAATGGGCGGGGGGATATAAGGGTTAGGGGGTAATTTGCCCATATCCAGAGGAATTGCCATATCTGTCTGGATCAGCCAGTATCTCTTGAAGCAAGTCTTTTGGCATATTATGACCAGCTTTGGCATGTAACTCCAGATGATCTCTTAATTGCTCATCATTGGTTATCTTTACTGATGCTATATATAATGAATATTCTAACTCATCTTCATTTAGCCAACAGGCTGCACATTCTATATGTCCATCTATATGAGGATATATGTATATATCGCTATCATAGAATCTAGCGTATGCCATTGGTTCCCCGCCTTTTATTGTATATCTTTTTAGCTATTCTGGCTATGACTACTATGGATATTGTGATACCGAAGAGTAACAACCATCTATCTGAATAGTCATAATTCCAGCAGTCCCCGCCTGTAAAGCATTTGGGATCTCTTCCGATTATCTTATCTATCATTAATTAGGCATTGCCTTTAACTTATCATAAGGTACTACCCACGTAGTATTATTATACTTAGATAGATATATGTCTTGCATACACTCGTGTCCATACATCCAGCCTATAGCTTTATATGGGGTGCTTCTTCTATCTTCGTTCTTACCCGTCCTATTCTTGATGGCCATGCCATCTATCATTAGGACATATCTTAGATCAGGGTTATCCCTCTTGGTGAATCGTAGTCCACCAGTTGGATTAAATGAGTATCTAATTTCTCCAACCCCAGGGACATCTAATTCAGTCTTCCATTTGTTGAAGTGTGGTACAAACTCTGTTTTGCCAAGCATTCTGGCAAATGCCAATTCTGATCCTGCACATATAACATGCTGCCACATCTCCCAGAGATCACCTTCAGCATAGTTGATATTCTTACTTGGATCACCGAAATAAGGCTTTTGTCTCTGATATCCTACCTCTACACATATGGCTTCTTCTTTGGCAGATAGGCTATATTCCCATGTCCTTGCCACCTAGTATCCACCCATACATTCATTACGAGTATGATATAGTCTGATCTTAGTCAATATCTTCTTATTCGGAGCATAAAGCTCTTCCCCACAACATGCAGCTTTTAGGCGCCATTCTTTGCCAAAGAAGTCATATGTCATGCCCTTAAAGTTGGCATATTTGTGCGCCACAAAAGTAGCAAATGGATCAGGGATTTCCATATTATCGATCATATAGATATTATAGTATATCTGACGGGTACCGTCAATAGGTCTCTCTACCGCCGCACTTTTTGCTTCACTAATTGCGGTCTATATAAAATATATTATTTATTCTTAGGAATAAGGGTTTGAGGGCCTTCTGTACCGAATAGAGACTTCTTGATAGGAACACAGTTAGGAACTCTTCTGCCATTCTTATCCTTCATGCCTACCTGCTTATATCCAGCCCAGCAAGCTTTTTCCATGTTATCCCAGTTGTCTTCTTCTTCGTTATCTGACTCATAAGACTTTGAAACCTCTTCATCAGAAAGCTCTTCTGCTTTGTACATATTATCATGGCCTTGGCACATCTTTTCAGTGCATCCACCTTTTGATTTACACTCCATGCAACCGTTACATTTGCATCCTTCAGTGTCTTCCATATCGTCTTCTTCGTCTTCAATTTCAATCTCAATTGCTTTGGTAATAGGATTAACTACATCATCAAACATGTCTTTAATCTCTTCTACGATCTCGTTTAATTCTAAATTCTTTTTCATTGTTTTCTCCCTTTGAGTTATCTTGCGTGACCATGAAAATCCTGCGTCTCCGCCCCATGCTAACCACATAATCTTACCATTTGATGGGTTCTCTGCGTTATCCCAATCTTTACCTTGCTTGTCTACTTCGTGACGTGAGAAAAAAGAATACATTCTCTTTACAGTAGATAGGCTTAATGTTTCACCTCTTGCTAATTGTCCAGCTCTTGTCCAGCCTACAGCAGTTCCTGCGCCCTTTGCTTTACCCTGCTCTTTAAGTTTAATTGCTCTACGTGCAGCAGACTGCATTCCTGAAGTTGGCTTGTATCCTGTTTTTTCGCTCATGTCTTAATTATACCATTTACCTATTAGGGCCTAGAAATGGAGTAATCTTAAAATCATCATCTTCCGACCATTTGCCAGTAGAATAACCAATTTCTTTTTTTTCACAAAATTCTGCGTTTCTCACACATCTTGGAAATAATGGAGACTCTTCGCATGTGCATACGCTACTCATGTAAACTATCGCTCATCCAAAGTTCTCCTAATATTATTGTATATCTTAATTTCAGTTGAGTAGAACTACATTTTAAACATTTAGGTTTGTAGTCTAATTCTTTAGATAACTCCATATATGTTTCAGCTTTACATTTGCATATAAAGCTATAAGTATAATCTCCTGCTACATTATTCAAAGTCTATTTGATTTTCAAACATATCTAATTGATTAGTATCTGCTTCTCTGAGCCATTGATCTTCCCATAAGCCCATCAATGATTTGTTGCCAATATCGTCAAAGTAATATCGTTTCTTACCTTTATTGTATGTCCATCCATACCAAGTATCGCCTTCTGACCATGTTAGATTAGTTGGTTCCTCATGTTCATATTCCCACAATGATCTATCTACAGATTGATATAGCCTTACTTCATCAAATATAGCTTTTCTTAGTGGATCCCACCGAAATATTCTATTAACTAACCAATCAATCATTTTCAGGATCCTTTTCCCATGTAAGTTTTCCATCTTTATATACAGGCCAATAGCCTAATGAACGCCAATCCATTTTCATAATTTTAGGTTCTTTCATTATTTAATTATATAATATTTATATGGGAGAGTCAAGGACTTGATCAACTGCATCATCTATAGTTCTTGAATGTTCTTTTGAACAGTTCCCGCATTCTTTGCACATTATTATCCTTAAATAAATATAGCCCCAGTTACGGGGCCATATCTAATATGTAATTAGACCTTCTTTGGTCTTGTTTTCTTAGGCTTTGGGTCTAAGGATGTTTCTCTACGTATTCCGTGGCTATTAGTATCTATCTTCATTCTTGGCTTAATGCCTTGTTTTGGATACTTTCTTGTAGCTTCACGACTTGTTACCGCTCCAGAAGCAGATCCTGCTGCTGGTGGTGGAGTCATTCCAGTTCCATCATCTTTTGTAAAATTACTCATTAATAAATTGTCTTGTCTGCTCTGGTGTTGAAGTCATGCTAAGGGTTACGCCTGATTCACCATCTCTTGAAACATCAATAACAGTTACTGGAATTATTCCAGATTCGCTACCTAATGCTTCACATCCACATTCAATACACATAATTACTTACCGCCGTTGCCTAGACCAGAACCGTCTTGTGTTGACTTATCTGTTGCTGATACAGCTGATGCTGGTGCCTGTCCTGTTGGATTTAGATCCAAGTTGTTTGTTCCTGCTGGCTTTACTTCTGAAAATCCTGTTAAATCATTTCCGTTTGTCATTGTATTACTCCTATAGGTTATTTATTTAAGCGGGACTAGTATTCCGCTCATCCCTCTATTATAGCATTTAGTTGATTAGGATCTGTAGTTTTCATGCCAGCATTCATCACAGATATCTATGATCCCGCCTTCTGGCTTGGCAGCTATTCTTGTAGCCTTGTTATTACAGTCTTTTAGCCATTCGCATTTATCGGTAAACATTATTTTGCTGTATTGACCTTAATGCCTCTATATCCAGTTTTCTTTTTATTCATAGACCCTGGCTTTTTAAATGCTGACCCACTTGGTGTTGACGCAATTCTTTGTTCTAATGCCTTTTTAATTTTATCGTGGTGTTTACCCATTGTTTTTTTCTATTATCCTGACTATGTATCTTATTACTTCGCTTGGTCTCCACTCTGGAGGCAATTCTAAATACCTTATTTCATCCGCAATTTTTTTTCTGTGGTTTTCATCTAAATACTTTATTAGGTCATCCATACGGCTATTCTAGCATTTATAGTTCAATGGGGCAAGGCTTCCCCTGCCCCACGAACAATATATGGATTACTTAATCCAGTTTATTTTTAGCTTAGGGAACTTAGCATTCCATTTCTTAGCCAAAGCATTAAACTTTGTCTTTAGGTCTGCAATAGTCTTCTTTAAGACTTCATTCTCTGCCTTCAAGGTTGCTGTTGCTGAATCTGATGCTGCTTTATCTGCTGCACGACCAGCTTTTTCTGCTGCAAGTGCTGAGTTAGCTGCTGCCAATTCTGCATTCTTTGCTGCTAATTCTGATAAAACGTCACGGACTACAATTGTAGCGCTTACAGAACCGACTGGTGTTGCCAAGCCTGTTACGGCTGTTGCTACTGTTGCATATGCAACAACTGTTACTGATCCTGTAGCAGGCATTGTAATTGTCTGCTCTTTAGTTCCAACTGTTGCTGTTGCTGTATCTGTAGTTAGTACAGTTGCTATTGCTGCTCCTGAGCTTGAAACCAAAGTATTAATTGTGGCTCCACCCTTTAAGTTACCAAATACATCGTATCCAGATACCTTAAGTACCTGTGATGTTCCCGCTGCTGATGATGCAGGCGCAGACAATGTAATTGAGTTCAGTGCACCTGCGGTACCTTGAACATAATAAACTGTTGTAGTTCCAGCACGAGTAATCGATACTGATCCTACTGCTGTACTTTTAGTATATACATAAAAGTCTGCTGCTGTTCCAGTTCCTGTTGCAATCGAAAGTGTTGAAGTTCCGTTTGAAGCTGTTACTGGTGCTGTTGGTGTTGCAAGCGCAGGTACAATAGTTGCATTTACTGCAACTGCTGTTACTACGGTTCCAGTGTCTACTGAGGCAACTGCGATTTTTAGCGCATCTGCCGAATCCACACTGTTATCTGCTGGTACTGGTAGCGATACAGGAGTTGTTACTACTGTTCCACCTGTTGCTGCAGATCCCGCCACCGTTAGGGTGACAGTTCCAGCATTAGCGTTAGCTGCTGGCGATACAAGCATTGTGCTAGTCAGGGCTGCAGCGATGATTAGCGATACTTTCTTGAATGATTTCATTCTATTTATTTCTCCTTATGTTAATCTGCCTCTTAACGAGCACAGAAAGTTTGTGACATGTTCACACTATGTAAGACGTTTTTCTCTATCAAATGTCGCTATCTAATGTAATTCATGTATTTTTACGTGAAAAGAACAAGGGTCTCCGCCCTCATCCCATTCTTCCATTTCTTCATCTGACATTGGTGGGCCATCATGTGTATCGCAAAATACATCTGATATCCATCCTCGATCATAACCATTCTTAAGCCATATTTCAAACTCTAAATGATTAGCATCTTCTGAATCAAATTCTAAAACCATTCTGACAACTCCTCAAGCATTTTATGCTTTGGCTTTGCCCCGATGATTGTCTTAACGACAACACCATCTTCAAATAATACCATAGTTGGTATAGAAGATACTGAGTATTCAACAGGTTTTAGAGGATTCTCATCAATATTTAACTTACCAACGAGTATTCCGTGTTCTTTTGATATCTCATCTAAGATTGGAGATACCTTTTTACAAGGCCCACACCACTCTGCCCAAAAATCTATTAGTACTAAGCGGTTAGATTTAACGACTTCTTCAAAACTTTCATCAGTTACTATCATTAGGCTTTAGCTCCTCCGCTGCAGCATTAAATTTATTCATAAATGTTTGAATAACCCATACAGTAGTTTCTCCTGCGTTTGTTGCCATAGCCTTTGAAGACTCTTCAGTTCTATCTTCAATTGCCAGTCCGTTATACCATTTCTGATATAACTCTTCGCCTATCTCTTTAATTATTTCTTCTAAAACAGTCATCTTGTTATCCATTTATTGCTCCTTTTAAGTTAATCAATCTAACATGCTTTGAACCATTTTTTACCTTTGTTGCAGTTTTATAAAACAAATCGTATATTTCTTTTGAAGTATAAGTTGGATTATACATTTTTAAATCTAGCCATTTTGCTGCTGCTACTTGTGTTGAAACTGATGTGCCAATAATATTTTTTTGTATACCTCCAGGCATAGTTGCAGTCATTGATCCTTCAGTATAAAAATCTAACCTATTTGAATCTGAATTTGTATAATAAGATAATCCGTATTTATTTGCAGCGCCAACTGAAATTGATTCTTTTATACACGCAGGCCAATCTATTCTAGACTTATCGCTATCGTTACCTGCTGGGAAAAAAGATGGAATATTGTATTCAAGCAATAATTTTACTACTACCTCAACACCAGTCTCTTCATTACAATAATTTGGACTATGTGTTTTAAAATTATGGTCGCCTTGAGACATTGAAATAGCTTGAATATTATATTTATCTTTATTGTCAAAAACCCAGAAAAGAGCATCTATTATTGTTTTTTGTGAAGAATACTGTCTTGATCCGTTTAAGTCTTGCCCAGCAATTCTAATAAAAACTATGTTTATGTCTGGGTTTGTTGCTATCACGATAGAAGCCATTGCAGTTCCATGAGAGAACTCTTTACTTGAAACCATGGATTCTGTAAATGAAGCAGATCCTGGACCCTCCATAAATGAAGTTCCGTTTGGACAAGTGTTCCACTCAAGAATGCATGCCTGTTGAACAATTTTATCTTTAAATATAGGCAAAGAATCATCAATAGATGAATCTAAAATCGCAAGTGTTGGCCTAGGCAAATCTTTATTCTTTATTTTTTTAACAGAGGAAGATGCTTCCGATACAGATGAAAAACAAACTAATGATATAGATAATAGCACAACAGTTATTTTACGCATATAACCTATTCTACTAAATATTGACAGATTGTCAATAGGCTATTCGTTGTCTAGTGTGTCTAATTTAGCCTTATACCATTTACCAGCGTCAAGATGTGTAGGCGTATGCATTCCTTGAGATTCTAATAGATTAGTTAAGCTTTGTGAATACAGTTCAACCATCATTTCAAGTCTTACTACCTGCATTTCTAGCAGTCTTAGTCTTTCTGACTTTCTCATTCCATTCCCTCTCTGTCTACGGGGGTAGGTGCTGTTGCAACACTACCACAACTAACACATTCCATATCTAGGAAGTATGTAGCAATTTCAAAATCTTCAAAAATAACTTTAAGGTTCCATATTTGCGATCCACACGGGCATAAATGAGTTGGTGTACCTCTTAAATCAATAGACTTATCGTAACTTTCTGGACGTAAATCCAGAATATCATTAGAATGACTTCCTTCTCTTTCAACGTCTTCTTTATCAATAATTGCTATCTCGTAGTTATCTAAAAACAAACTAACATTAGTTTTTATTTTTAAAACCCAGTAAGTTATAAAGACTGTCAGCAAGCATACAACTATGAGCCACTTCATATGTCTATTATACCTTAAACTTGAATGTATGTATAGGGGGCAGATACGCTCATATTAAACTCACTTGCGGCTTCTAATGCAGCCTTTAAGCGTAAGCGTGGATTCTTTTGATTCTTTGTAGCATATAAAGCACCTAGGGCTATCATTCCACCGCTTCCTTCTGCCATATAGTTAACAACATTTTCTCCAACATGAAAGTCTTCATCTATTGTAAATATTCTACCCTCAACTCCAACTATAAATATTCCACCCGTATCTTCTTCTGATGATGATCCGATAGACCCGTACCCATTATCTTTAAATGCTTGCTTTACAGAATCAATAAACTTAGTTCTCATAAATTTATCAAGACCTGAATTTGTTTTAGTTGGAGTATATTTTGGAGGAGTCCAAGAGTACTGAAGAATCTGACCCATTCTAAATGAATCAGTAAATGCCACACCGTACTGACCTACTTTAAATACCTTTGGTTCTTTTCTGGCAAGGATCCACCCAGTTTTCTCATCTGAAGCGGCATGGTCTGATGCCATATAAACGACACCATTTTGGGCAATTGCTACGATACAGGTCATAATACCAGTATACTAAATATAAATTCGAAGGTCTAGTCGTGAAGGACGATATGGTTTAATTTAATTAGGGTGTCTTCAAGCTCAGCCTTGACTTCAATAAGCTCCTGAACGGCAGCATAGTACTTATCTCGCCATTCAATTAGATCTCTTTCTAATTTATACAGCTTAATTTCAAGATCTTTTAATTCCATTCTAAGCATATCTTGTTCACGCTCAGCCTGCCTAATTTTTTCTCTTTTAGACTCTTTAATTTCAGCCACTAACGCTGTACCCATACCGCTCAATATTGAGGCGGCAATAACAATAATTACAGAGTTAGCGTCCAGGGTCATAATAGTTTAATTATACCCTAAAATGAGTGCTAATACTTAACTAAACAAGCAATTCTGATGCTGCAATATCATTGCCACAGTATCGCTTTTTAATAATAAATTCTTTAACTGCATCAGACCCTAGTTGTCTGCCAGCAAGAATTACTACCCATCTGGGTTCAAATTTAGATGTTATGCATGTCTCACACATTAACAAGTTAATTGGAATTAGAATTGATTTTCTTACATTTAGTTTATTTTTAGTCTTATTGCAACAATAACATAATATTTTTTCCATTAATTAGATTCCTCTACGTGTTCAAAAACGATTTCATCCATTATGGTAAATTCATCATTTTCTAGCACTTCTTCTATTTCAATACCATCTTTTTGGTATTTAACTTTTGATGCGTATAGGCCCAAGCTTTCTACTGAGCCGTATAGTCTTTCAGCATGAATGAATACGATCTTAATTATTTCGTAGTATTCTCGCACTTGGTACCCCTTCCAGTTCGCATCTTACTCCGTAAGACTCGATTAGCTTTTTAACTTTTCCAACGTAATCAATTACCATTTCTTTTTTAATACCTTCGTATTGCAAAAAATTGTCTTCATATAGTCTTATTGTTAAAAAATCTGGATACCTTACTATGTCCATCTGCAGACCCATATCAGGCTTTTTAATTTCCCTAATTCTTTTTGCCATTTCTGGCGTGTAAAACACAGGCTTATTTGGCTCACCTGTCCACTCATTAACACCATACTTAAAATGGTTTTTGTCTTTATTTATGAATTCCATTTTTAGCCCTAATCTTTTTCCAAAATTCTGGTGTCTTGTGTAGATTTCTTGTCTTATCAATGGATCCAGAATTTAAGTAAATTCCTCCCCATACTCCTTGCTCATCATTTTCCACTCCCGCCTGGTAACACATTTTTGAAACTGGACAACTAAAACAAGCCTCATCAATACTTTTTGCTATGTTAACATCTGCTTCATACTTATCGTAGAATAAATTAGTATCCATTCCTCTGCATATTCCCAGATGGAACCAATCTAGATCATCTTGATCTACACCTAATTCATTTAAAATGTTTGACATATTTTGTCGGCAACTTCCAGATTCCTTGTTCGTTAACAGCAATTCTTTCTGTAACGCCCCACTGATTCTTTCGGAACATTCCCTTTGTATTAGTAAAGCCGCCTGGAGTTTCTTTCCAAATTAATAGATCATAATTATCCCAATACGATTCTTGGCTTTTGGTTTTAGATCTTTTTATAAAGACTTCTACACCTTTGAGTGTAAGGTTAAGCATTTATTTCCTATCTAGTAAGTCCGCCTAGATTTTTAGCTGGCCCACTAGGATTCGAACCTAGGACCTAGAAGTTAACAGCTTCCCGCTCTGCCTGCTGAGCTATGGGCCAAAGCAGAAACCGTAGCTTCTATGTATTATTATACAGCAAAAACTACGGCTCTGTCAATGATATTATTTGTTTTTTTCTGTTATTTTGACTATATTAACCTTTTTAATTTCATCGTCTATATTAAATATATCACCAACATAGTCTCTGGCGTCAGTTTCATTAAAGGCTGTTACCTCTAACTCTACGTCCATTTTAACTTTATAGGTGTTCATGTTCTAAGTATATCACTTAGCAGCTTTTTTATCTACTGCTGAAAATGCTGCATTGATTTCTGCTACAGTCAATTTACCGTCATCCAGGAAACCACGAGCAAGTTTTTCAACCACCGTAGCAACTCCTAAAGTGCCAGCCAATATAATAGCCTTGTATGTTTCAATACCGACTACTGCTCCTGCTCCAATTACAGATAATCCTGATGCTGCAAATACTGCAATTATTCGCATAAAAATATTATTAATGCTTGCAATTGCTCCTGATCCTACCTGTGTTGGCTCTTCAATATATGCCTTTGCCATTTTATTCCTCGTTTCTATTTCTGATCGGACTTGTAATTATCCAAAGAGCAGTTGTTGCCATGATTCCATAACCGACAATAGTCTTTGCACTTCCGTCCAAAACTACCCAAGCAATAAACATTCCAAGAAGGGTCCATGCTTGGTCTACCATATCCTTCAGGATATTCTTTATTATTCTTACCATTTTCTTCTGCCTCCTTGACCTGGTGAATTAGCTCCTGAGCTTCCACCAGAACTTCCTCCGCCTCCTGTGCCACCTCCAGTGGCTCCTCCTGCGGCAACTCCTGCGGCGTTAATTGCTGCACCTGCTGCTACTACTGTTGCTACAACCATATCTGTTGCCTCTTCTCTTTCTTCATCTGACATGTCTGCGCCTATACTTCCAAATGCATCCAATACTGCTGCTGGATTTGTAAATAACTCTTCTACAAGTGCTGCTGGGTCTTGCAATAATTCTACTTGTGCTGCAACTTCTGCAGTGATAACAACTTCGTTACCATTTTCATCTTGACGAACTTCAACAGGTGTATCCGCAGGCAAATCTTTATATTCAATTCCAGCCTCTTGTATTTGTTCTTTAGTTAAAGATTCTCCAGGGGCAATCGATTCTACAAGAGCATCTGCAACCAATTCTTTTTCTGCATTAGTTAATTTTCCGTCTTCAGATAAAGTATCTGCAAGATTCTGAACTTCTTCTGCAGTTACTTCACCATCACTTGCTAATTCATTTAAAATATCTTCTGCTTCTGATTCATCTATTTTACCATCAGACAATGCATCATCAACAGATTCTTCTACTGCTTTTTCTGATCCCGCCTCTGGTTCTTCTGCAGGTGGTTCTTCTGCAGGTGGTTCTTCTGCAGGTGGTTCTTCTGCAGGTGGTTCTTCTGCAGGTGGTTCTTCTGCAGGTGGTTCTTCTGCAGGTGGTTCTTCTGCAGGTGGTTCTTCTGCAGGTGGTTCAACTGGTGCAGGTGGCTCAACTGGTGCAGGTGGAGTGGGAGCTGGCGCAGGTGCTGGTGCAGGTGCTGGTGCAGGAACTGCATCAATTACTGTTTGTGCGGCTGCTACTATTGTAGGTGCGGTGGTTACCTTTTCTACAGCCACTGAAACATTTGCAATTGCTGTTATTTTATTTGTTAAGTCTGTGCTTGCATTGCTTAATGATGTAATTGTATTTTGTGAAACAGTTGCAATTGGCGCAATGGCTGTATTTGCATTTGCTGTATTTGTTGCAACAATAGCTGTAACTGCTGAGTTTAATGTAGCAATTTGTGCATTTGCTGTATCAATTGCTGCTAATACAGTTGCATTGTCTGGATCAGGTGTAGGCGTAAACGCATCGCCTTGACTTATTGTTCCAGTAAAGCCTGCGGTAGTGCTTGTATTATTAATAGCTGTTACGGGGCCGCCTGTTGTTTCTCTTACGTTGAATCTAGCTCCATTTGGGATAGGGCCAGTAACACTTACATCGGCTTGCCATGCTCCATTTGATGGATTTACATCTGCGTTAAATCTAACCTGAGTCATTTGTGTCTCGGCTGTTTGCAAAGGATAAACTCTTAAATCCCAAGCTACGCTGAGAGTGTTTGTGGTTGTTGAATATGTAATTCCAGATCCGTTACTCCACGTAGTCCAGTCGTATCCTGCTATAGAAATAGAGGGAGCATTTGGTGTTTCGTAATAATTAGCACCTTCATTTACTCCAAAAGTTATAGTTGCATTAGATCCAACATAAACATTATTATATGTAACTCCACCCATCTGTAAATTAAATGGGAGATTCATTCTAACTCCAGCATCGTCTGTATTTGGCAAAACATTTGTTGTGGTGCCAATAGTTGCTACTAGTGCATTGACTGCATCTTGAGCGTTATTAATTGCTATGTTTGCTTGAGTTAATTGTGTTTGAGCCTCTGTCCGTGCAGGCGCTACTGCTGCCACCGCCGTAGTTGCTGTAGTAACTGTTGCAGTAGCAGTATCTATTGCTGTCTGTGCTGATTGAACTAAAACTGTTGCTGTTTCTGATTGGGTAACCTCTGTTGCAATTGCTGTAGAAACTTGCCCTACAGTAACAGATGGAACAGGTGATCCTGCTGGAGTTGCTGCCGTAGCAACTGCTTCTGTTAATGATGTAGTTGCAGATTCAACAACCGTGGCTGCTGCTGTAACAACTTCCTGTGCTGTAGCAACCTCTGATGTTTGAGTTGTGGCTGTTACGGGTATTGAGGCTACGGCTTGTGTAACTGCCGCTACTGTTGAAGTAATTGCTTGAACAACTGCCGTTGCAGTTTCTACAACTGGGGATAAATTTGAAACTTCTGCTACAGCAGTAGTTGCTGCAGTCACCGCAGTGTTTGCTTCAGCTACGGCTGTGTTAGATGCTGTTACTGCTTGTACCGCTGTGGCTATTGTTACTGTTGCTGTATCTGATGCGGATGCTGCCTGTGCTACTTCTGTTGTTGCTGTTGCAATTGCTGTGTTTACTGCCTGTTGTGCAGGGCTTACTACAACTTGTTCTGCAGGAGCAGGAGGCTCATCAGCATTAGCAAAATTAGGACTAAAAAGGAAAAGCCAGCCGATTACAAAAAGGCTGGTTAAAAAGTACTTAATCTTTCTAGTCAACTAAGGCTCTCCAAAGTAAAACAATATTTTTGTTTACTTAGTAATTATAGCAGAATGTTAGTTTAAACTACTTAGGATTATCTGTTTTATAAAATCCATTACCTTTAAATTGTATACCGAATGGTGTAAATTGTCTTGTCATTTGTGCATTACATTCTTCACAAATGTATCCTGGATCATTTTCAGAAATTGATCTTGTTACAGAAAGTGTTGCGTGGGCATCATCTTCTAGGCACTTATATTCATATACTGGCATTACTTGTCCTTTAATGTTGGTGAGCAGTTTGGGGACATACTCAGGTCCATCCTGCGGGTAGCAGCCCGCTATCTGCGACTCCCCGATGAAGGGGTGCAGATTTCTATTATACCTTATTTGATTTTAATTGTTTTTGGTTTCTTTTCTTCTGGAACAATACGTTCCAAAGAAATACGCAACATGCCGTCTTTTACTTCGGCACCAGTAACTTCAATAAATTCTGCTAATGCAAATTCACGAGTAAACTTGCGAGCTGCAATTCCTTTATGAATTACTTTTTCTCCAGATACTTCTGTTTTAATTTCTCCTTTAACTACAAGAGTTTGTTCATTTACAGAAATGTCTAAATCAGTTCTTGAAAATCCTGCCACTGCTATTTCAATGCAAAATGAGTCTTCATCTTCCATTTGAATTACATTATATGGTGGATAGGTTGATTGTGCTGAGTGATTTTGGATTCTAGATAGTCTTTCAAAATCTCTATTGAATCCGATAAAAAATGGATCATTAAAAAAATCCAAAGTTGTTGTTACCATTTTTGCTCCTTTTAAGCGAGTTAGATTAGTACCCCCGTTAGGCGGATACTAATATATTATACCATCTAGGTAACTAGAATTGCAAATTATTTTTTAGATTTTGTTCTAATTTTAGCAAGCGCTTCAAAATCTTTTACTTTAGTATCTCCTAGGTATCCCCAGGCATATCCATCGGCAATCATTTGTTCATTAATAGAAATCTTAGATCCATCTAGAAACACCCACCCAAGAATGCGTCCATATTTTTCTGATGAGTCCATTTTTTCTGTTTTAATAATAACTTCTTTAGCGTCTTTAATCTTAGACTTGACATACTCTTTAGCCTCTAAGCCTAGAACCTTTTCCGCTTTATTTGTTGTTCTACTTTCTGGAGTATCAATTCCAGCCAGTCTGACTCTTGAGCTAAAGGATATATCAAAGCCTAGATCAATTTCTACGTCTATTGTATCTCCGTCTACTACATTAGTTACTTTCTTAACGTGGTATTCGTACATTACTTCTTCTTTACGGTTGCCTTTACTGTAGCAGCTTTTGGCGCTGGAGCATCCCAATCTGGACGAGCAACTGCCATTACTAAGCTATATGCTCTCTTCTTAAGAAATACGCCATCTCCGTTTGCTTGTGATCCCTTTGCATTACCAGAGGTATTGCCTTCAAAACAATGTAAATTCTTTCCGTCATTCTTGTATACAATTCCAACGTGCTCTGTATCAGTAGGTGTCTTATCAAAATTAAAAAATACTACATCTCCTGGCTGTGCTTGTCCGATTGGAACAATTCTTTTGTTTTTTGCAAACCATTGTGCTCCTGCGTCACAAGATGCGAAGCCTTTCTTTGTTGAAGCTGCCACTAAATGAACTAGGCCTGCGTCATCAAAACATCCTGAAACAAACATTGCACACCAAGGTTGGTGATTCATTCCATATCTTTTTCCAAAAATTGTATCGTTATTTGGTCCTTCTGAATATCCTTCATCAGCATACTTTTTTGCTGCTGCTAAAACTTTTACTGCTAGTGGATGTCTATCTTCTGCCATTTTATTTCTCCTTATTGTAGTTAACTTACATATATTATATCATTTTCTTAGCTTCTCACCATGGATTCGAACCACGATTCTTGCCTCCAAAGGGCAATGTCCTGCCGTTGGACGAGTGAGAAATGGAGCGGATGATCAGAATCGAACTGACCCCTTCTGCTTGGAAGGCAGAGGCACTACCAATATGCAACATCCGCATGCTATGTGTCCCTAGTTGGATTCGAACCAACGCTGTATAGATTTTAAGTCTACCGCCTCTACCGCTGGGCTATAAGGACTTTTGTGCCGTCGGCAGGAATCGAACCTGCGGCCAAGACCTTAGAAGAGTCCTGCTCTATCCCCTGAGCTACGAAGGCATTTAGTTAATCGTTTGGAATATCTTCTTCATGCATATTAATTTCTATTAATCCTAAATCTTTTGCCATTTCATGTCCTTCTTCAGACATTTCTATTGTTGCTTCAAGATTATCATTATATGTAACATTAATTAAGCCAGCCTCATATAACTGGACCAGCGATCTATCAACATGCTCTTGATGCGCTTCCCATAGTTCTGGCGCAATTTCTTTTGCTTTTTCTGTAATCTGAAAAATAAACTCACCATGTTCATCCATTCCAGTTAACTCAACTGCACCCAATTGTAAGTACATTGATAATTTCTCATCATCATCCATGTGTTCTCCTCGTGCAACAAGTAGGACTTGAACCTACGATTACCGAATTATGAGTTCGGGGCTTTAACCAACTAAGCTATTGTTGCTTAGTGATCTATTGTATCGTGCCATCTTCATTCTTGTCAATAGTTTCTTCTACTATTTGCTGCACATATTCAGAAAAATGTTTTCTAATATTTCCCATAGGCCTATAACCAGCAGCCTTCCAAATTCTTTTATATTCAATTACATTAGTAAATGTAGTTGGACATAAGATTATTCCGTTATACTCTTTTAATACTGTTGGCAGCGGAACGTGCTTACCACAGCATTTACATTCTTTAGCTTTTTCTTGATACGTACTCATATTATTGTCATCCTGTCCATTGCATCTCTTAAGTTTTCTGGCATTCTTGGTGCCCTTATCATATTATATGAGTCTGTCTGCCCGTCATTTTTTGTTCCAAAGTCATTATCATAACTCATGGACTCATAGGTATGTATATTTATTTCTTCATTTGTATCAAATTTACTTCTGCTAATAGCATTGTAAATAGCGCCACAAACTGCATCCGCCAAGTCTTTTGAACCTTTTCGTGGGTGGTCAACCCTATCTCTCATTATCTTAAGCTGAAGTAATTCATCTATAAGTAATTGTATGTGTGGCCCAGACAATCTTTCTTCAGCTACTATCATTGCCATGTCGTCATAATGTTTTTTAGCGACAGACAGAATCTCTGTATTGATGCCGTATTGTTTTAGTTGTTGCATCATATCGTGAGAATTCCATCTGTCAAAGGTACATACTCGTATTTTAAATCCACGAGTTTTTAATGAAAGAATATAATCCTTTACTTCAGTAAAGTCTACAGACTTATCTTTTGTTGGCGTCCAAAATCTTACTGCATCTATTTCGACAATTGGTGCTGGTTGAGAATATGTATCAGTAACTTTGATATTAACCCATTTATTTACATGACCCATTGCAACTGCACAATGGTCGTGTTTTTGAGCTAAGTCTACATGCAAAAAATATTCTTTATCTGGATCTGGAATAAACCAATCTTCAAGCCTACCAAAATTATCTACAGCAAGGTGTCCTTTATTAAAAGCTTTCTCAACCTTTTCTCTTGACTTAAAGAATGCATCAACAGCATCAGGTGGCATACATGCAAATCTAGACAATGCGTCTAAAGGATTGGTAAAGAAAGCTACTTTAAAATCATCAATTTTTCTAACGGGGTTTACTTCCCAGGTTGGCCTCTTAAGGGCATATACCCTAGGAATCTTATATGAAAGAATGTGATCCTCTTCCCATTCAACACTAAATTCGTTGCCCTGTGTGTCATCTGGTAAATCTTCATCCATCTTAAACTTATGATCACGAATAATTGTTTCTTTATCTGCTACTACAGCGTTGTATCTTTGCTGGATATAGTCATTTTTGTATCTAGGAAATGACAACAAGATTACCTTGCCAAAGTCTGGAAAACGAGAATCTACAGATGCACGGTACATATCATATATAGCAGCACCTGTTTTTGCCTGCTCATGTCCTGTTGTATTGTCAATAGCAAATCCTGAAATTTCATCAAGAATAACTACAATTACGTTATAGCCTTCCCATGCCTCACGCTCTGAGTGACCTGAGTGAACTGTAATGGCTTTATCAAACTTAACCTCTGAAGCCTTATCATTATATTTTCCAGCAAACCAAGGTGACTTATCTATTCTTGTTTTAAATCCTTTAAAGAATACGTTGCTTGCTTGTTGAGAGTTAATAGCAATATTAATAATATCAATGCTGTCCCCTGGAGGTTTTCCATAGTACGTGGCTGGATCTTTAAGGCACAATAGTAAATATACTATATAGGATACCGCAATTGTTGAGCAGTAATCTTTTCCCGACCCTTTTCCTAGCTGAGCAACTACTTCATTAGCGGTCTGTTTAAATCTTATTCTTCCTTCTTCTTCTCCAAAAAGTTTGATGAGCGTTGACTCTTTATAAATCTGAGAGCTTTTTTCGATAAGCGTGTATTGATAGTCGGAAAGTTCTGGAAGCCCAAGGTATTCTGGACTTCTGACAAACGTTTTAAGATCGACTGGTTTTTCATCGAACTCCTCTCCATCGAGCATGTCGATAATGTCATTAAAATCAAACGACATCGGCTTCCTCTACTGGGACTGACTCGATTACTCCAGTGATCTGAGATAATCTCTTTGCAACATCCATCTTGCACTTAGGACAAGTAGAGGTAACTTCTTTCAAAATTCTAACAAGGACATCCTGCTTACGCTCTGTCTCTGCAATTTGAGCAGCAATTTCATTGTTCTCTAATACTCCAATAGATTGAAGCATTGCAATTCTTTTAGTTTCAATATCAGCAATAAGCTTTAATGCGCCAGACTTAATACCTAGTTGTCCCGATGTGTCTGCATCTTCTACTGTTTTCCACGCTTCTTTGATAAGCATGGCATAGTGTTGATCCGCCCCTGAGATAGCCTCTCTAGCACGATCTCTTATGTTACTGTCATTATGGACTACATCTTTCCAGTCGTCAATTAGTTCTATAACTTCTTTGCGCTGTATTCCTGTAATTGTGGCGATTTGAGTAGCCGTACTTCCCTTAAGAAGTTCTTCAACCACCCTGTTCATTCTATCAAAATGCTGTGATAATTCTATTTCGCTCATTAATATATTATACTTTCAGTCGACTAAAAAGTCAATTAGATTTAGCCTTTGCAATCTTATAAAGCATTAAATACCCTATAAGGTCATCTATATCGTTATCTCCAGCAAATCCTTGGTTATTCTTTACTCTATTTAGTTTATCATCTATTCTAACCTTTAATTGTTCTGTTGAATCCGCCGTTGAAAATATTCTGGCTGGCTCCAAGGCTGAGTTACCATAGGATATATTCTTTTCAATAAGCATGTGAGCAATTTCATGACAGGTTCCCCAAATCTTATTACCTGCTGGTGCACCAACAGATCTTAAATATAGGTCGCTACAATTAAATTGCGTAACATCTTCAAATACTGGTTTTAACATCATACGTCCATTTCTTTATATAGTTGCTTAAGTCCACGTAGTGTACCTATGTCCATATATCTGCCGCCTGGTCGAACAGATTGAATATTTGATCCTTCATCTATCCACTCCTGAATTTGTTTTCCTGGGTGATCTAAACTTGGATCTATGTATCTTATCATATTTTT